ATGTATGTAGCACCAAGTTATCGTATGGCTAAGCAAATTGTGTGGGAAGACTTAAAGAGTATGTTGCGTGATAAGAACTGGATAAAGAAGATCAATGAATCAGAATTAACCATAACACTAGTTAACGCAAGTATTATAATGTTGCGTAGTGTAGACAATCCAGACTCAATTCGCGGACTAGGTTTAGATCACATAGTAATAGATGAAGCCGCTGATGTATCACAATTAGATGAAGTGTGGAATGCAGTGTTAAGACCAACACTAAGTGATAGACAAGGCACAGCACTTATTATTAGTTCACCAAAAGGCAGAGGTAGTCTATACGACTTATATCAAAATGAAAAGCGTTTAGAAGACTGGAAGAGTTGGCAGTATACTACAATTGAAGGTGGTAATGTTAGTGCTGAAGAAATAGAAGCCGCTAAAAGAGATATGGATGAACGCACATTCAAACAAGAATACTTAGCACAATGGGTAGACTACAGTGGACTTATATACTATGCATACGGTGATCATAACATACTACAACGACCAGATATGCTCAAAGATGGTGGCACTATGCTACACATAGGCATTGACTTTAATGTTGATCCAGGATGTGCTGTAATAGCCGTTAAGACACAATTAGGCTTACATATCATCGATGAACTAGAAATATACGGTACTAACACTCAAGAGATGTGTGCAGAAATACAACGCAAATACAAGAACAGGCGTGCTGTTGTATATCCAGATGCAAGTGGTGCACAACGCAGAACAAGTGCTGGAGGTATTACAGACCATATAATACTATCAAATGCCGGATTCCAACTTAAAGTAGGTGCTGTTAACCCTGCAGTAAAGGATAGAATAGCCGCTGTTAATAGTGTGCTAAAAGAAGACAATGTTCGGTTGACAATTGATCCTAACTGTGTTAAAGTAATAAACGGATTAAGTAAACATGTGTACAAAGAAGGTACCAGACAACCTGAGAAAGATTCAGGACTAGATCACTTTAATGATGCACTAGGATATATGGTCAATCACCTATTCCCACTAAACATTAAACCTAGAACTAATCACCAGTTCCCTATAGGGCAGCGTATACAGAGGACATTATAAAGATATGAAGATACACAATGGCAATAATATAGATATATTAAAAACATACCCAGACAACTATTTCGACAGCATAGTCACAGATCCACCATATGGCATAGAGTTCCTTGCCAAAGAGTGGGATAGTAACACAGGTGCAGTGGAGAGTTGGGCAGAGTGCTACAGAGTATTAAAGCCCGGTGGATACATACTGGCGTTCAGTGCCGCAAGAACATACCACAACTTAGCAACCAACATAGAAGGTGTAGGGTTTGAAATCAGAGATCAAATTATGTGGCTATATGCTTCAGGCTTCCCCAAAGCACAGGATATGGGCAAAGCAATACAGAAGCGCCAGGGTGTTGAAAAGAGTAAACCCTCAAAAGGAATGAATGCTTATCCGGAAGATGTTAAGAATGGTGGCAATAGAGGTGTTAATCCAGGTAATATTACAGCAGAAGATTATCCAGATAAGAAAGATGAAATAATCCCTACTTCACCAGAAGCACAACAATGGAGTGGCTGGAAGACAGCATTAAAGCCAGCACATGAGCCTATTGTAATGGCCCGTAAGCCATTTAAAGGCAGTTGTATAGACAATGTGTTAACTCACGGTGTAGGTGCTCTCAACATAGATGCTACACGCATATCTACCGAAGAAGTTATTAACTGTAATACAGGTGACAACAACACACATACTAAATTTAATGCTGAAAACAATATCAACGGGCCAGGGACAGGGAATAAAGTTAATAAAGATGTTGAAAAGTGGAAACAAAATGACCAAGGTAGATACCCAAGTAATGTGTTAGGTGAAGTAACAGACTACCAAAAGTTCTTCTATTGTCCCAAAGTTAACAGAGCAGAGCGTCATATTGGATTTGAAGCACCAGAGCCAGAACCCTTTAACAATCCAGATGAGATGAAGAAACATCCACTGTGGGATCCAAGCATAGGCACTAACAGTCATAGACTTATGCAAAAGATTAGAGAACATCAAAAAAACAATCCTCTTGACCATATCCCCAGCACAAAAGGTGGCTTCCTGGGAACTGATGGAGAATGGAACCCAGAGCACTGGCACAGTGAAAAGGGTGGCAGGAATAAGCCTAACCTAGACCATATCCCCACTAATCCAAATGGTATGTTACAAGATAGATATGAAAGTGGTATGCAAGTAGGTATGTATCAAGACGCAAAACAGAATATAGGCAACAACCACCCTACAGTAAAGCCTGTTGCACTTATGAAGTATTTGGTTAAGTTGGTTACTCCAGCAGGTGGCAAGGTGTTAGATCCTTTCTGTGGATCAGGAAGCACTGGCATGGCGGCAGTAGAGCTTGACTATGACTTCACAGGATGTGAACTAGACCCAGCCTATGTTAACATAGCAACCCAGCGTATAACAGCCTGGAAAAACAAAACAGACTTAAATAACAATCCGTTGCCTGAGCAATGGTTTACACAAGGAGAATAATATGAAAATACCAGAAGCATGGAAAAACGAGAGTACACACAAAACAAACCCATTAAACACAATGGCACTAATAGGCATAAGTCTTATGTGGGGTCATATGTTGTCATTGATATCATTATGGTTCTTACCATTAACTGTGTTAACACTAATAGCCGCATATGGTAGTGAGATTAATAAGAGGAATTCATAATGGCAACAGGAAATGGTGAGGGTACTAAAAAGGCTGAAGCTATGTATCAAGCCAAACAGCGTAGTAACAAAGATGCATACCCGGATAAAGGTACTAAGCGTTATGCACAAAATGAAAAGATCATTAACAGCAATAGTGCATTAAAGAAAGCCAGAGATGTAGCACAAGGCTTAGCAAAGCCTGACAGTGCATATGGTGATACTAGTCACGGTAAAGGCAGTAGTGTTCGCGGCAATCCAGAAGAGTATAAAGCAAATTACGATAACATAGTGTGGACTAAGCCGGAAGAGAAAGAACATAAGCCTAAGTTCAAAGTTCGCATCAATGGTGTGTTACAATATCCAGAGGATGATAATGAGTAATCAATGGCACGGTGGCAAAGGATCTGCTCCACGCAAAAATAATGACCAAAAGACTTATGAGGATAACTGGGAAAAGATATTTGGCAAAAAGAATCAAAAGGTTAAACAAAAACAATTAACAGAACTTAATTGGGATGGTGAAGAATATGACCCTGCAGATACAACTTGGGAAGACTTAGCAGATGACTAAGTTCCCTTACAAGCCACTACCTAACGGAATAACCATAGGTAACAGTACTATACAAGGACTAGGCTTGTTTAGCACAACCTTATTCTCGACTAACACTATACTAGGTATAAGCCACTGGATAGTAGACTATGCTATTATAAGAACTCCATTAGGTGGCTTTGTTAATCATTCACTAAAGCCTAACTGTGAACTTATAGAGAATGGTAATCAATACATATTAAGAACACTGAGAAACATACTTCCTAACGAAGAACTCACAGTAAGGTATAGTTTAGAACAATGAGCAACATTAAACTAACAGGCGAGGGTGGCAAAGGATCAGCACCACGCAAGAACGATAATAAGAAAGCCTATGAGGATAACTGGGAAAGGATATTCGGTAACAAAGATCAAAAACTAAAACAAAAACAACTAACAGAACTTAACTGGGACGGCGATGATGGTGATGATACTATCCTCGATGAATCAGTATAATAACGGAGAAGACCAATGGCAATAAGTCATGCAAAACTAGCAAAGAAGAGAGCAAAGAAAAACCTTAAACGTAAAGGTATTAAGTATGATGTGAACAAGGTAATAGGAACCCGTAAAGAGATATACAATCCTAATAGTGAACCTCAGCAACACAGTGACAGCGAAACTATATCACTATAGCGTATAATAAACATAATATTGTGTTATATAGATAAATATAGTGGCAGACGCAATGATATCAACTACTGGAGCAAGATTTGGCTAATCAATCCTATTACGATTTCCTCAACGGAAGTCACGAACTATACAATCGTTACTACGAAGACTGGGAATTAGCACTCAGAAGTTACTATGGCGGAGTCGAATATCGCAGAGGACGTTACCTCAAAGCATACGATATTGACACAACTACACCCTCAGAAACAATTCAAACTCACAGCATAGATGACAACGGTCACCGCACCGGTTCATACAGCACACAAAACGTAAACAACAGACACGACGATGGCGATGGATTCCTAGATAACTTCTATGAAGAAAAGTTACGCAACGTTCCTGTAT